ATGTAAAAGAAGTTATCAATGATAGATCTTCTTATGTTTACATGGTTGGATTTGATTCAGACCTGAATGCTGTAGGAGCAGGAACAACCATTGATAGTGGAGATACTTTTGCAACCACTGCAGTATCTAGATTCACTTTCTCGAATGGTGTAAATTCAGGAGCACTTGGAGCATCTCAATTTGCTACAGGCCATGATCTCTTCGAGGATAAAGATATTGTTGAAGTAGATTTCTTGATTGCTCCAGGAATGACAAGCCGCACAGATCAAACTACTGTAGTCAATGATCTTGCAGCAACTGCTTCTAACACCAGAAAAGATTGTGTGGTTGTAGCTTCTCCTGCAAGAGCTGACATTGTAGGACAAACTAACGCAGCAACAATCACTACAAACATTACTACTACAGCAAATACGTTTACTAATTCTTCGTATCTTGTTGTTGATGGCAACTATCTGAAAGTGTACGATAAGTATAACGATCAGTACATTAATATTCCTGCTGCTTCTTCAACAGCTGGAATCATGGCTGCCACCGATCTCAATAGAGCACCTTGGTTCTCTCCTGCTGGTCAAAGACGAGGCCAGTATCTTGGAGTAACTTCAATTCCGTATACACCAACTAAAGCACAAAGAGATACACTGTATCGCTCTGGTGTTAACCCGGTTACGAGCATTCCAGGAACAGGTCTAATCTTGTTCGGTGATAAAACAAAACTCAGCAGACCTTCTGCATTCGATCGTATTAACGTACGGCGTCTCTTCTTGGTGCTCGAAAGAGCTATTAGCCGAGCTGCAGAATCTGTACTCTTCGAATTCAACGATGAATTTACAAGAGCAGAGTTTGTCAATATCGTTGAGCCAGTATTGAGAGAAGTAAAAGGTCGTCGTGGTATCACTGACTTCCGCGTTGTTTGTGACGAAACAAATAACACTGCTGAAGTTATTGATCGCAACGAATTCATTGCTAACATCTTCATCAAACCGGCTCGGTCAATCAACTATGTCACTCTGAACTTTGTGGCGGTTAGAACTGGTGTCGACTTTGAAGAAGTCGTTGGCACAGTTTAATAGCGCTAAGGAGATAAGAAAATGGCAGTATTAGGAGTTGATGACTTTAAGTCCAAGCTGAGAGGTGGTGGCGCTAGACCTAATCTATTCAAAGCGACCATTAACTTCCCAGCATATGCAGATGGAGATGCCGAACTGACATCTTTCCTCTGTGAAGCAGCACAGCTTCCTGGATCCACTATGGGTCTGATTGTTGTTCCTTTCCGCGGACGTCAGTTAAAGATGGCCGGTGATCGTACATTCGCAGAATGGACAGTCACTATCATCAACGACACTGACTTCGCAGTGCGGAACTCAATGGAGCGTTGGATGAATGGGATCAATGCTCATTCAGCTAACACCGGACTTGCTTCACCGATTGCATACGAAGCAGACTTAAAAGTAGAACAGTTGGATCGTGCAGGTGCTTCTGTAAAGGAATATATCTTTAGAGGTGCATTCCCAACAGATCTTTCACCGATCGATGTAAACTACGCGACAACTGATGACATTGAAAGGTTTACTGTAACCTTCCAGTATCAGTATCACGATAGCCTGAATCCAGCGACTACAACTTAAATAAATATAGAGAGGGCTGGAAGTCTGGCCCTCTCTTTATTCAAAAGGATTTTATAAATGGCAGCGAACGATAGATCTCTTAAATTATTTGGTTTTGAAATTAAAAGGGCTGAACAGGATGATCCTAAGAAAAAGCCCTCCATCGTTCCAGCGCGTGATGATGACGGAGCGGGTTACGTAACTGCATCCGGTACTCATTACGGACAATATATTAATATCGACGGCGATGATTCAAAGGATAACTATAATCTAATCATGAAGTATCGCGGTGTTTCGATGCACCCTGAAGTCGATGCAGCTATTGAAGATATTGTTGGTGAAACAGTTGCTGGAAGTGAATTAGAACAACCGGTTGATCTCAATATGGATAATCTTGAGGTCAGCGATAAAATTAAAAAGACAATCAAAGAAGAATTCGATAATATCGTAGGTATGCTTAACTTTAATGAGTTAGGCCACGATATTTTTAGAAGATGGTATATCGATGGTAGATTATATCATCATCTCGTAGTCAATGAATCTCAATTAAAAGCAGGCATTCAGGAAATTCGTCCTATCGATGCTGCTAAGATGAGAAAAGTAAAACAAGTCAAGAAGAAAAAAGATCCAGAAACTGGTGTTCAACTGATTGAAAAAGTAGACGAGTACTACATCTATCAAGAAAAGCCAGGATCATCTCAGAATTCTGGAGTCAAGATGAGTCTTGATTCTGTTTCTTATTGTACTTCTGGTTTGCTCGATGAATCACGCAAAAAAGTTGTATCATATCTCCACAAAGCACTGAAGCCAATCAATCAGTTAAGAATGATGGAAGACTCTCTAGTCATCTATCGTTTGGCTCGTGCTCCAGAACGTCGTATCTTCTATATCGATGTCGGTAACTTACCTCGTGGTAAAGCTGAACAATATATGAAAGACATTATGGCTCGTTATAGAAATAAACTTGTCTATGATGCAGCGACTGGAAATATTCGTGATGATCGTAAACATATGTCAATGCTCGAAGATTTCTGGCTTCCAAGGCGCGAAGGTGGTAGAGGTACAGAGATCACTACTCTTCCGGGTGGCGAGAATCTTGGTCAGATCGATGACATCATTTATTTTCAAAAAAGATTATATCGTTCATTGAATGTTCCGATTAATCGTTTGGAACAAGAAGCTCAATTTAGCCTTGGTAGATCTACAGAAGTATCGCGAGATGAACTTAAGTTCCAAAAGTTTATTGATCGCGTTCGTCGTAGATTTGCTCATCTTTTCTATGATATTCTAAGAAAACAACTCATTCTCAAAGGCATTGTAACTCAAGAAGATTGGGATATGATGAAGAATGATATTGTCGTCGACTATGTTCGCGATAATCATTTCACAGAATTGCGTGATGCTGAAATGCTGAGAGAAAGACTTCAGACTCTTGATCAGATCAGCAACTATGTTGGTGAATATTTCTCAAAAGAATGGATTCAAAAGAACGTTCTTCAATTCTCTGATGAAGATATTGAACAGATTAAAAAAGATATTGATGGTGAAGAAGCAGAACAACCTGAAGAAGAACAGCCTCAAGAACAAGAACCTCAAGGCCAAAGATTTGAGTTAAAACCTGTAGCGAGTGGAGACCAATAATGGCAGTTTCAATAAGTCGACTCATTGCAGATGCTATCGCAAGATCAGTCACTACTGGCACTATTAGCAGTGATGGAAGCGTGTCCGGTGGAGGAGGCGGAGTCACTACATATGAATATGCAGATGCAGCAACTTTTTATGCTAATGTAGATTCTGCAGGTCTAACAGATGGATCACTTCACTATAACACAACTACTCGTGATCTTTATGTTTGGGATGATTCAGATGGGCAATTTTTTCCTGTAACTTTAAGCGATGAAGCATTAAATGAATTTACAGGATATGTTTTTGGCGGTGAAACCTATGGTTATACAACCGGAGGTAGTACACCGGATAATAGAATTGATAGATTTACATTTGCATCTGATGGAAACGCTACTGATATATCTGATACTTTATATGGGCGTAATGGACATGCTTCACATTCATCAAAAACATTTGCTTATATTGCCGGAGGCCAGTCTCCAATTCTGAATAACATTCAAAAAATGCCTTTTGTCTCTCAAGGTAATATGACAGATATTGCTGACTTAACACAATCTAGGTATTATATGGCATCACAGTCTTCTAAAAATCATGGCTATTCAGCAGGTGGAAGATCATCACCATTTGTCGATACAATTGATAAACATCCTTTCAGTGCTGATGCTAATGCTACAGATGTAGGCAATTTAAGTGAAGCAAGAGCAGGAGCGTCTGGTCAAAACTCTTCTACTGAAGGTTTTACATCCGGAGGTTATACTCCTAGTTATAGCAGCACAATTGATAAGTTTCCATTTGCTACTGATACTAATGCAACCAATGTAGGCGATATATCAGATGCAAGGTACAGATCAGGAGCATCATCATCAACAACTCATGGATATGCTTTTGGAGGATTTTCTCCACCTTATACATCTACAATTGATAAATTCGCATTTGCATCTGGAGGTACAGCGTCAAATATTGGAGCTTTAACTACAGCATGTGATGCTCCAGCTGGACAATCATCTACTTCAAATGGATATAGATCCGGATCGCTGCCGCCGCAAGGAACAAATGTCATTGATAAATTCCCGTTTGCATCAGATGCAAATGCTACTGATGTTGGAAATTTAACAGTAGCACGTGGTGCCTCTGGCGGACATCAAATTTAATTTAACAAGGAGAATAAATTATGAGTGAAGAAACAATGGAAAATGAAGTTGAAGCAAATCCTTTGCAGGACATGATTCAACATGCGCTTGATCAAAACTTTAATAAAGCAAATGATGTGTTTAATAGCATGATGACTGTTAAGATGTCCGATTTGCTCGATCAAGAAAAAATTAACATGGCAGATCAAATCTACAATGGAGTAGAGCCAGATGAAGAAGAAGACGGTGAACAACTCGAACTTGACCTTGAAGCAGAAGACGATGCTGAAGAGGATCAGGAATGGGATGATGAAGAAGAGCCCGAAGATGATTCATCCGAAGAAGAAGTAGACAATGAAGAAGAAATTTCTTCTGAGTAGAAAATAATAAAATTATAAATAATTAACAGAAAAAGAAATGAAAAGTTTTTCGCAACTAAGAGAATTAACCGGTAGAAAACCTGAAGGCCAGATGGTCGTTAATAAAAGGATTAACCGGATTAAGATTATGGTTCACAAAGAGCGTAATGGTTACGTTGCATATGTGGACGGTGATCGTTTAGATTCTTATAGATCGAAGAACGAGGCAGAAAAAGCTGCCACAGAATTTGTAAAGGTTCTTAAGAAATGAAACTGATTGCAGAATATACGGACAATGAATTAGAGGTTCTTGTTGAAGCAAAAGATGGCAAGAAAACCTATGCCATTGAAGGTATCTTCATGCAAGCAGAAGCAAAGAACCGCAATGGTCGGATTTATCCACGTGGTGTAATGGAAGGTGCTGTTAACAAGTATAATACTGAACAGGTTGTTCCAGGACGTGCGGTTGGGGAGCTAAATCACCCTGAAGGACCGACTGTTAACTTAGATAAAGTTTCTCACAAGATCGAAAGCTTGGACTGGTCCGGCAATGATGTTGTGGGTAAAGCAACCATTTTGAACACTCCTATGGGTGAAGTCGTAAAAGGTTTACTCGACGGTGGTGTCAAACTGGGTGTTTCGACTCGTGGTATGGGAAGTTTGGCTCGCGGTGATAACGCAATGATCGTCAAAGACGATTTCATGCTCAACGCAGTAGATATTGTTCAGGATCCCTCCGCACCTAGCGCTTTTGTTAATGGAATAATGGAAGGTGTTGAGTGGGTATGGAACAACGGTATCATCGAAGCGCAAACAATTGAAAAGATGGAGACTGAAATTAAGAAAGCTCCACGTGCTGATCTCTATGAGACTCAGGTTCGTGAGTTTAAAAATTTCCTCTCGTTGCTCAAAAAACAATTGTAAAAGGAGTCAATAATGACTGAAGATCAAATGATTGAAGATCAAGACGTTGAACTCCATGACGAAGTAACAGACGAAGTTGTGGAAGAAGGAACTCACGATCCTAAAAACGCTGAAGCACAGTCAGTAGCATCTGTTGATAAAGCAGGTGATGCTACCGGTACTGCTAAAAAGCGTAAAGGCGATGCTACTAAGCAAGACCCAATGCCAAAAATGCCTGGTACAAAAGCTGGTATGATGAATGCCGCTTATAACCACATGTCTGGCATGAATAAAGAAGATCTTAAAGTTGCTCTTGGTAAGTTAATGGCTGAAAGCGTAGATGAAGATGACCAAGTAGTAGATACTGCTGCAGAAATCAACTACGAGGTAGATTTCTCCGAAGACTTGAATGCGATTATGGCTAATGAAGCTACATTGTCAGAAGAGTTCAAAGAGAAGACTGCTGTTATCTTCGAAGCAGCTATCAAGTCAAAGCTTGCTGAAGAAATCGATCGTCTTGAAGAAAAGTACAACGAAGAACTCGAGGCAGAAATCAATTCTACCAAGAGTGATCTCGTAGAGAAAGTTGACAGCTATCTGAACTACGTAGTTGAAAACTGGATGGAAGAAAATAAAGTAGCCATTCAGACTGGCCTCCGCACGGAAATCGCTGAGGACTTTATGAACAACCTGAAGAATCTGTTCACTGAGTCTTACATCGAAGTTCCAGAGTCGAAGGTTGACCTGGTTGACGAACTCGCCGAGACAGTAGAAGAGCTGGAAGAAAAACTGAATGCTCAAACTGGTCAGGCAATTGCAATGGCTGAGGAACTCGAGGCATTTAAGCGTGACGCTATCATTCATGAAGCTGCTCGCGATCTCGCAGACACTCAAGTCGAAAAACTGAAGTCACTTGTTAACGATATTGATTTTGATGACGAAGAAACTTTTGCTTCAAAAGTAGCTACTGTTAAAGAATCATATTTCACCAAGAAAGCTTCTGTATCTGAGTCTGCAGACTTTGAATCAGATGACGACGACGGCGAGACCGTTGAAGTTTCTGGCTCAATGGCTCAGTATCTTAACGCCCTTAATCGTACATCGAAAAAATAATAGGAGACTAATCGATGCATAACGTTATTTCTTACGACAAGCTCGTAGAAAAGTGGGCCCCGGTTCTGAATGAAGAGTCTGCGGGTGCCATTAAAGATCATCACAGAAAAGCAGTAACTGCTGCTATTCTGGAAAACCAAGAAATGGCTCTTCGTGAGCAAGGCTTGATGGAAGCTCCGACCAACGCTGCTGGCGCTGGTACTGTTGCTTCTGGTGGTGCAGCCGATAACTGGAATCCGATTCTGATCGCTCTGGTACGCCGCGCTATGCCTAACCTGATGGCTTATGACATTGCTGGTGTTCAGCCGATGTCTGGTCCTACTGGCCTGATCTTCGCAATGAAGTCACGCTATAAGACAACCAAAGCTGGTGTATCTTCCGGTGATGAAGCACTGTTTAACGAAGCAGCTGTTGGATTCTCTGGCGATTCCGCTACTACTGGTAACGGATCCGAAGGTCCTTCTGGCCTGGTTGGTCTGACTGACTCAAACAGCGATTCCTCGATCGACAACGATCGTTCAAAAGCTGGCGCACCTTATCTTGGCGACAACTACACCACTGCCGAAGCTGAATCACTCGGTGAGTCCGGTGGTGAGCAGTTTGCTGAGATGGGCTTCACCATCGATAAAGCAACCGTGACTGCTAAGTCACGTGCTCTGAAAGCAGAATACAGCTTAGAACTCGCTCAGGACCTGAAAGCTATTCATGGTCTGGATGCCGAGAACGAGCTGGCAAACATTCTGTCAACTGAGATTCTTGCTGAAATCAACCGTGAAGTTGTTCGCACAATCAACTCACAAGCTAAGACCGGTGCTGGTACTACTAACACAGCTATCAACGGTATCTTCAACGTTCAGACGGACGCTGACGGTCGTTGGTCTGTAGAAAAGTTCAAGGGACTGATCCTGCAAATTGAGCGTGAAGCTAACGTAATTGCTAAAGAAACTCGTCGGGGTAAGGGTAACTTCATGGTTTGCTCTTCTGACGTAGCTTCCGCACTTGCTGCTTCAGGCATGCTGGACTATGCTCCTGCCATGAACACAAGCCTGAATGTTGATGACACTGGTAACACTTTTGCTGGTGTACTGAACGGCCGCATGAGAGTCTACATTGACCCATATGCAACCGGTGACTACATCAACGTAGGTTACAAAGGTACTAACCCGTACGATGCTGGTGTATTCTATTGCCCATACGTTCCGCTGACAATGGTCCGCGCCGTTGGTGAGGATACCTTCCAGCCGAAGATTGGCTTCAAGACACGCTACGGCATGGCTTCGAACCCATTCGTAGGTGCTAACCCTGCCGATGGTCTGGCAACTGCTCGCAGCAACCAGTACTATCGTATCTTCCGCGTGGACAACATCCTCGGCGCCTAAGATATAAGGATAAAAAAGTGACAAAACTGAACTGGAGCGGCTTCGGCCGCTCCTTTTTTTATTTGAATATGTATAAATAGCAGTATGGCAAACTTAACTGACAATTTCAATTATCTTCAACCTACATCGTTTAAGGTAACGATTGATAGAAAAAACTATCCTAATCTTGAGTTCTTCTGTCAAAGTTTTATTCATCCTGGCATGATTATGAACTCTGTTGAAGTACCTTATAAGAAAATTACTGGTATTCCTTTTATTGGCGATAAACTTACATTCAATGAACTTCAAGCGAATATTCTTTTAGATGAAAATATGAATTCATATGACGAAATGTACTCGTGGATGAGAAGGAACTTAGATATTGAATCAGTGTCGCCTACACAAAGAACTGCTCAGCAACCTCCAACAATGGCAGATATGACTTTATCAATTCTATCAAGCCATAACAATACAACTAAACAAATAAGATATATAGACTGTATTCCTACAGCTTTGACAGATATTCAGTTTGAAACAACAACTGGAGGAGAATCATTTGTGGTGTTTGGAGCTTCATTTAGATTTTCTTATTTTGAAATGGTTGGAGCATCGTATACTACAAATGTAGATGGATCGCCATCTATTACAGTCGAAAGACAGCTGTTATAAATACTTTATAGTATGGAGTTATATTATGATTGATTTGAAAAGCATCCACGAAATGTGGAGCAAAGACTGTATGATTGACGAAATGAAACTAGATGAGTCATCACGTCAAGCACCAATTCTTCACGCAAAATATTTAGAACTACTATCAACTGCAAAACTTCAGTTGAAGCGTGCAGAATTTTCTCAAAAAACTCTC